ATTATTTGATATTGCTATATGAGTCCAAGTATTATTTGGAATTGACGCTGTACTATCACCCAAAGAATCACCATATCTTCCAAAATTTAATTTATTACTTGAATTAAGAAAAGTTATAAATGCCGCACCGTTACTTGCATTACCAAACATTATAGGTGTACCATTAATTGAAGAAGGATTAATCCAAAAACTAATACTAAAAACAGGATTACCTGTTATATTAGGTAAAGGTATTTGTATATAAGCACTTCCTCCATTTAAATAAGCAGCCGCACCAAACTTACCTCCGTTAATAGAATGTGATGATGAACCATCTCCTTCGTATAATACTACTCCAAAGTGTTCTGATGGTACTAATGCACCACTAGGTGGTTTAACTAATAATCTTTTTCTAAGACTCATATTCTGGGTAATCGTATAATATAACTTGTTTTTTTGTAGTTAAAGCGTTTACTTCGTTTTCTACTTGTGTAGTTTGGTTACGCAGTAATTGTCTTGCTTCTACTATTTCGGTAGGTACTGTTTCACCATTGTCTGTTTGTCTTATAATATACCAATCTGTTTTCGCTAATTCACTACCTGTTATATGTTTATAGTTTGTGATCTTTTGCTCTTTTAACTCTGCTAATGTTTGCGACCAAGTTTTATCTATTGTATCTTTTCTAAATACTGTTGCTGCTGTATCCCAATATATTTCACCTAAGTCGTGTATTCTAGAATCATAATTCTCATCTATTATTACATCAAATAAACCTGCATTACGAAGCTCGTCTGCTGTCATACTTCTAGCGTTTAAATGATACCCTGTTGACGATTTAAACTTTACTGGTACGTCCGGGTATGTAGTTATTATTCCATTGTTATTTACTGCTTTCATAATTATTTTTGTATTACTATATAATAATATTTGTTATCTTCTAAATATAAATCTCCTAATTGTTCTGTTTCTTCATTAATTTGTGGATCTATTATTGGAAAAAAACCTTCTTCTTCTAATACTTCTATTGGTGAACTACAAAATCCTTTTGTGTATAATTTCACACCGTCCCAATACGTTGGTAGATTTTTATATACTTTTATTTCACCATTTATATTATTTGCCCACATTATGCTTCTTGACTAATTGTTGCCCATTGTTCTGTTGATCCGTTAGTACTAACTATTTGTATTAGGTTTGCTACTGTCCCATCGTAAGTTCCTGTTATTTCTTTTACACTTGCAGGTAAAGTTAATGTATAATTTCCACTTATTACTAAATCAACTGTCATACCTGTACTAACGTTACTAAATGTAAGTGTAGTGTTTGCACTTAGTGTTTTAGTATGTACTGCTGCACTTGACCAATCTACATCACTTGCCGATATAGCTGCTGAAGTAGTATATTCTGCACCTAATTTAGAATAATTAATTGCATCATCTGCTACCATAGTAGTTGCTACTGTTCCAGTATCACCTGTACCTACTAAATCTCCTGAAGCTGTTGGCAATACTAATACTGCACTACTTGCTTCACTATGTGGTGCTGCTTTTAATGTTTGATAATGAGCGTTACTTACCTCACAGTACATTCTCATTTCTGCTACATTACCCGTATTACTTCTTATTTGTATCGATCCATCATCTATCGTTACACCTCCTGTACTTCCATTTCCTCCTATTGTTAATGAACTTGAAGTTGCAGTTAATGATGCTCCTAATGCTACTGATGTACCACCTATAGTAACTGCATTATTTGTTAATGAAAACTCTGTACCACTTAATGTTAGACCACTACCTGCTGTGTATGTAGTATCTGTGTCAGTTGCCGCTATTGTAATTGAACCATCTGCATTTGTTATTGTTACATTTGTACCTGCTGTAATAAGTGCATTTTCAAAATAACTATTTGTTGCATCATATATTAAAACGTTTCCTGCTGCAGGAGTACTAATATTAGCGTCTGTAAGATCGTTTAATGCTGCGTCTAAGGCAAAGGTAGTACCTGTTAAAGAAAGTCCCGTACCAGCGCTATAAGTAGTGTCTGTAGAGGCAATAGTTATGCTTCCATCTGCGTTAGTTATACTTACATTACTTCCAGCTGTTAATAAAGCGTTTTCAAAGTATGAATTACTAGCATCGTAAATCAATAAGTTTCCAGCTGCTGGACTTGTTAATGTTACGTCTGTTAAAGTTGATAGTGTATGTTCTGTTGCAGTTGGTACTCCACTAGAATTACCTAACCAGAAATAATTTTGTTGTATATTTGGTATATCATTACTTCTAATAATAGATGAAACAATTATTGATCCTGCACTCGAAGAATTTACTCTACCTACTTTACCTACATTTTGTATTAATGCTGTTCCTGTTGGTTTTGTGGTTGTCAAACCTCCTCCTGATTTTACATAAATCGTATCATTTTCTGATGGCGTTACTCCGTCTATTGGATCAGTAGTTAAGTTTTTAAGTACACCACCTGTTACTAAATATCCCTCACCATTATTTGCTAAGTCTTGTAGTAATAAACCTGTTGCAGGCATAGTACTCGATGATGCTGAATCTGCTGCAGAAACCTCTACCCTGTTAGAAGTACCTACTGTACCCGTAATATAAACTGGCGTACCTTTTGTTAAAGTACCACCTGATGTGTTTTTACATTCAATTCTTACTTGATCAGTACCTTCGCTAGCAAGTGTTATAGTATCTCCTGTTTCAGTTATAGTTATATTGCTACCTGCTGCAAGTGTTACATCGTCTGTACTAGCATCACTGCCAGTTAATCTTATTATTGCATCACTTCCTGATGTTTCACTACTTAAAGTATAAGTTGTATCAGTATCTGAAGCTGCAGCAATAGTAAACGATGGATATGTTCCTGTTACCGTAACATTTGCACCACCCGTTAAAGATACTGTTTGATCGGGAGCAGAGTTAGTTACTGTAAAGTTCGGATATGTACCCGATGTAGTTATACCCGTACCTGCTGTAAGAGCAACCGTCTGATCAGGTGCTGTATTAGCAATAGTTAATGTATTGTTAACGTCATCATAAGTACTACTAATTGATGTACCTGCTACTATTAAATTAGAAACTCTATCATCTACACGCTCTGAAGTATAATAAAGATTTCCTCCTTCTGTTAAATCACCTGTATTTTTTGTTCCAAATGCTGTGTCAAATCTAGCCGTTGTGTAATAAAGATTACTCGTGCCTTCGCTAACTGAATCTGTATCGAAACTAATATTTGCACTACCATCAAAAGAAACACCATTTATAGTTCTTGGTGTTGATAAGGTATCTGCAGTTGATGCGGCTATTCCTAAGCTGTCTACATATGTTTTAGTAATATGTGCTTGAACTTCACCAGCGCTTGGTCCAGTATAGGAAATAACTCCTGTAGAACTGTTGTAAGATAAAGAACCGTCTCCACCATTGTCAACCGCACTTATTAAAGCTCTTACATTTGCATCCGAAGGTCCAGTATAAGTAAACACACCTGTTGTATTATCATAGCTAAAACTTCCAAGTCCGCCTGTATCATTTGCAGATAAATCTGTTAAACTTATTCCCGCTCCACTATTAGCTATTGTAAAACTTGGATAAGTACCACTTACTGTTATACCTGTACCAGCAGTTAAACTTACTGTTTGGTCAGGTTGTGTATTTGTAATTGTAAAACTAGGGTATGTACCGCTAGTAGATATTCCTGCTCCTGCACTTAAAGATACAGTTTGGTCAGGACTAGTGTTTGTTAATGTTAAAGTACCATTAGCATCGTCATATGTTTTTGAAATACCTGTAGATACTTGTAGTAAAGTGTTTACTTGATCATCTACTTTTTCTGCAGTATAATATTCGTTAGATCCCTCTGTAATATTATCAGTTGTTAAACTTATATTAGCAGTACCATCAAAACTAACGCCTGCTATTGTTCTTGCTGTTTCTAATGCTGTTGCTGTATCTGCATTACCCGTTACATCTCCTGTAAGGTTTCCCGTTACATCTCCAGTTAAATTACCTGTAACATTACCTGTAACATTACCTGTTAAATTCCCTGTTACGTTCCCAGTTAAAGGTCCACTAAAAGCATTAGCAGTTACAGTACCATTAGCAGTTAAATCACCGCTTGTATTCATACTTAAACCACTAGCGTTACCAGCACCATCTGTGATTGCTTGTAATGCCGCAGCTAGAGTTCCGTTATCTCCTACTTTTAACAGCGAAGTATAAGTACTACTTATTGAATTTCCAGTTAATGTCGCCATTTTTCTTTAATTTATTATTTATATACTTTTTTAATTTTACTATATTTTTATTTTTTACTTTATATCTTTTCATAAAACCCACCCGTTGAATAAATTATCTTTGTCTGGATATACATCCTCGTTAGAGTTTTGATTATACTCTGGAAATAAATTATTATTAAAACTTAAATAATCTATCATCCTTCTTATATAATACTCTGCAAACTCTCTTTCTTTATTTACTAGATAATCTACTTCGTTTTTTGTTACACTTTCTGCGTTTTCACTTATATGTTTAAATACTCCTGCATTTTTTACTTGGTATGCTGCAAATGGTAAATAATCCATCATAGCAAAATGTATTAAAGCAGGTTGTATGTAATTGTTTACTAGTGTTAGGTAATCTCCCGTTAATGTATCACCAGTTATTTTAGTTTCTAGCGCTTCATATAGTTTAGTACCTAAGAAATTTTGTATATGTATTTCTTGTGCTAATTTTATATAAGGCAATAACTTGTCTACATCTACATTACCATCTAGTATTGTATTCTTTTTTAAATCCTGTACTTTTATAAATAATACCTGTGCCATTATTAAAATGCTTTACCTTTCGGTGTTGTAAAATCTTTTTTCTTTTTAAATCCTCTGTTCTTCATATCTCTAGGTCTTTTAGCAACTTTAGAATCATTAGTTTCAGGTTTAAAACCTTGTTTCTTAGCTTCATTTACACTAATTTCTGATCTAGGGTTTTTAGCATCAGGTGTAACTGTTTTAGCCATATACACTCTACGTTCCCAATAATGTCTACAAGAACCACCGCCTTTATATAACCATATATCATATGTATTAGCTCCATCAGGTCCCCAACCTGGATTAACAGATTTGCTACTCATAGCAATAATATCTTCTTTACGATATACTTTTTTAGCAGCTACCATTTTATTACAAAAATCTCTACTGCCATTATCAGATTTTAATGGTGCATATTGATATCTTACTTTATACCTAAAACCTTCTTTGTTTTCACCGTCTTGATTACTCTTAGCGTTAGACTTAGCGCTACCTGTACTAGCTAATTCTAATTTTTGATTTAACTCATCATCTTTATCATAATCTACAGGTGCTGATTCTATAAGTTCCCAATTATCTAAATCTTCATCTTCACCTAAATCTAATAGTTCTTGTAAATCTGTTTTATCGCTAGACAGTTCTGCTTTATCTTCTAAATCAACACCAGTTTCTTCTTCTCTAGTTTCATCATCAACTAAATTACCTTCTAAGTCAGTAAACTCTAATGGCTGTAGTGTTTTAAAGTATAAGTTAAGCGACACATTATTAAATGCTAAAATAGTATCTAAAGCATCTAATATATATTCTTGTTGTACTCTAATAACCATATTATCAAATAATATACTAGCTTGTTTTAATTCATCAGCATTACTACCTAAACCGTTATTACCTGTTCTAATACCTAATAATAAAGGTGATGATAATCTATGTCCTACTAGAATTTTATTCGTAGCTTCGTCACTTAAAAATTGGTACTGATTATGTGCGTCAGATAATTGTACTGGATCTATAGTAGCTGCACTTTCTTGATTATCATTGAATGCTAATATAAATTTACCTGCATTACTACTACCACTAAACTTTTCATAAATACGTCTTTCGATTAATTCTCTAGATTCTTCATCAGGTGTACCGTTGTTAAAATTTAATAACATACTAGGTGCCATTCCGTTTTGTATATTATTAATATGATAGTTAGCTACCTCTGCTTCTAGTTCACAGTATGGTAAAGCACCTTGATAAGTAACTGGTGTATAATAAAAATACCCAGCCCTATATGGTTTAATACAAAGTATTTCTATTGCATTATTACCACTACCAAATGCTGGTATTCTAGTTAGTTTATCTCTGTTTGTGTATTTACTCCAATCGTGAAAATAATAATATCCTTTTACATCACCTTTCTTATCTGCTTTTTCAGCTCTTAGTGTTTGTACTGGAAAATGCTCTACTTTAACTATCTTGCTTCTATCTACATTATAATAAACCTGTAGAGTAGCTTGACCTAATAAATAAAAGTCTGAACATACCTTTTTAAGATCATCTTTAGTAAAAAGTGTTACCGCTTCTGCATACTCCATTGGTTTTTTATCGCTATTGGTTGCGCTTAAACCTTTACCATATATCATTTCAGTAATACCATTAATAATAGCATTATTAGTTGGACTACCTTGATATTGGTCTATTAGATATTGATAATAGTTATTATCTTCACCATAAGATACAAAATCTTTATTTTTTTGCTCTGTTATCTTAGGAGCTGTGTATGTGCTTAAATTTACTACTCTGATATTACTCATTAGTTTATTATTATATAATCATCATCTGGATAATTAGTTGTTTGTGTGTATTGTCCGCTATTAATAGTATAATAGTCATTGTCAGCTTGATTTATAGTTTGGTCTGTACAAAATATCTTATCTAAATAAATACTTGTTTCAGAAGTTGTTATACTTTCCCAATTATCGGTTGCTGCTTCCCATATTACATTGTAAGTGTTCCAGAGCGCACCTACACCTTCTAATATTTTTAAATCATAAAACCTACCTTCTACTAAACTAAACGTAGTAGATATAGATGCATTATCGTTTGATTTTGATAATGAAACGTTTTCAGTTCTTGTTGTTGTGTTAGTACTAGTATCTCTAATTGATACAATTACCTCTGACGGATATGATCTCGGTGCAAAGGTTAAAGTTTGTGCTGAAGTACTAGTTGTTAAAATCTTCATACATATATAATAAAAAAAAATATATTTTTTATATAATAAAAAAGGGAAGTTAAAAACTCCCCTTTAAAAACACACAAAAACAAAAAACTGTTATGAAGTTGGATTTATTTGCGGATTACCAGAAGCTAGCGCAGTAACTACCGTTCCTGTTACGAATAACGGAGGTATTACTTCTGTAGCTGTAAATGTCAAAGTAAATCCACTCAAGTCAGAATATGCTGCTCCACTTACAATTGTACCTGCTGTAACTTCAGCACCTTGATGAAAACCAACCATTAGATAATTAGCATCTACTGTGTCAGGATCCATTGTACCTGACTGTACTGAATTGTTGTCTTTTATTACAACGTGTGGTCTTGCAGCTGCTAGAAGTTTAATTTCCTCTTGAGTTGCCACATCTAAATGTGTAAATGTTAACTCTAATGTAGATTCATATACTGTTGTACCTGTATCTCTAGAGCTTATAATATTTGTTGTTAAAGAGCTAGTCGCACCTTTTAAATCGTATTCAAAAAAAGATGGTGTTCCTGATAAAGCAGATATATTACCTGCAGATATTGTTGCTGTACCTAATGTACCATAATCTGCAAAATATACTTTACTTAATCCACCAACTGATTCTTTACAAGGTAACTGCCTTCCTGTTGTTAATGCACAAGCCATAATTTATTTTATTTTAAAAAAAAAGGTAGGTAGTAAAATGCCACCTACCCTTTTTAAGTTATACTATTATTTTACTTACGCTGTAGCGTATAATACGATATCACCACCGATTGCGTGCTGAATACCAGCTGTAAATCTCATTACTACTCTTACGTTTTGAGATCCATCTAAATCAGCCATATCAATTACTTTAACTTCGTTTTGATCTGACATTAATCCAGTTCCAAAGAATAAGTTACTTGCTTGAGCTGCTACTGCATCATTATCTGAAAGTCCAGGAGCGTTAACTACTTTAATTCCATCGAATGATAATGCATTACCGTTGTTGTACCATTGAGTACCTTGAGCGTTAGTACCTGCTGCACCTAAACCTGCTGCACCAAATCCACCTAAAGCTCTAATATAGTTTCTGTACATATTAGATGGTAAGTAGATATTTAAATCTTCTGCACCATATACTGCTGTTGGAATAGCGTCAGCAATTTTAGCAAGTTCATCGATTACGTTTGCGCTCGTAGATGCTTGCCCTACTACATCGTTTACGTCACCATCTGCACCTAAAGTTGTGATGAAACCATCAAACTCTCCTGCAGTTGCATTAGTACCTGTCCAAATGTTTTGTTCCATTTTTTGAGCTACTTTATCTGCTACGTGAGCAATTAAAAAGTCAGAAAACTTAGGAGGTAAGTTATCAAATGCAGAATATCCCATTGATACTGCTTCCCAGTCTGATCTAAAGTCTTTTTTACATAACTCTAAGTTTACCTGAAATTCTTCTGGTTGTAGAATTCTTTCAGTTAAAGTTAGTGTTGAAGTATCTGTAAAGTCACAAGTTGCATCTTTTACGATTGCATCCGTTGCTACTTTTTTCATTACTTGTTTAAACTTAACATTAGGTACAATAGATATGTTACCTTCTGCTAGTGTTTTACCAGATAATAGAGCAGCTGAAATATACTTCCCTGCAAATTCTCCAGCATACGTTGTTGTTATTGAAGTTGTTGTTGCCATTATTTAATTAATTATTGTTAGAAATTGCTTGTAATACTCTACCATAGGTAGTGTTTTGATTAGAGTTAACTGCAAACTTTGCACCTAATTTTTCTTCTACGTTTTCAGGTGAATGTTTAATGCCTTCTGCCGCAGGTTTAGATAATTCTTCTTGCTGTGACATTTCCTCTTTTTCCTTATCGCTTGATATAGCATCGATAAGTCCTTTGATTTGCTCTTTTACTTCTTCAACAGATTCTGCTAAAGCTGTAAGTTCCTCTTTAGTAGCATAACCCATTTCAGATTTTTCTTCTTCCTGAACTGGTGCTTCTTCAAGGTTAGTATCTTCTACTGCCGCTGCAGTTTCTTCTACTACTTCTTCTGAATTTTTGATATCTTCTATCATACCTTCTGTTTTAACGATTAATATTCTATTGTCTGAAAGTTCATACTCACCAATAGGTAAGGGAACATTCTGATCCTCTGTTTTAATAAATACTTCGCTACCTGATTCAAACTTATCAGCAGTTAGCACAGTACCGTTCTCCAGAGTTATTTCTTCTAAAGAAATTTGTTCTAATTTTATGTCTACATTATTAGGATCAACACCTAATAAAGTTTTGACCTTTGATAATATCTCTGTAGCATTCATAACTATATAATGAATACACGATATTTTTTTACATTTTGTGTTAAAGAAATTTTAGATACGACCTATTCCCTGCGCTTCTAATGAACCATCGCAGCATTTACGACTATAAGTATTATCTGGACACAAACAAGCCCTTCTAGCACCTTTAGGTGACGTTCTACTAGGTGTTTTATAATGTTTATCTTTCTTTGGCATTATTTACAAATACAAGTTTCGCAGTTACACATATTATTTTTTTATTGGGACACAGTTAGGTACTTTTTTACCATTTTTAATTTTAAACCCTATCATTTCGTATCCTGCTTGACAAGGTTCTTTTAATTCTTTTTCAATAGCTAAATCTAATTCTTTCATTTTAGCTTCTGCCCAACTTTTAGCAGATTTACCACCCCATAGTAAGTAACTTATAGTACCACAAGCAGTTGTATCGCTTTCATCATAGTATTCTTCTGCTCTAGATAAATAACTATACATTCTTTTTATTGTTTCAGTACTTATCTTTTCTTTTTTAGCTAATTGTTGCGCTCTTATCTTACCTACATCAGTTGCACACTTATTATTTACCTTTTCGTTAAGTTCTATACCTCTTTTAGCGTTATTTGCAACAGAATCTGGGTAATCGTTATAACTTTCTAGTGTAACCTCTAAACCATTAACAATATCTTTTAAAGTAGATAATAAATACTCTGCTTCTTCTATTTCTATAGCATTTAACTCGTCTTTTCTATATGTAGACTTATCTTGAAAATAGCCTTCTATTGAAAAACCTTTTACGGCACCTGTTTTAACAAATTCTTGCCATACTTTCTCGCTATTTACTTTAACACTACCTACCCAAGTACCTACTGGGTATTTTAAACCATAAAAAGCAGTTTTATCCTTTTGTTGATCTTCTACTATCCACGATTCTACCAAACTTAAACCTTTTAGTTGCATTTGGTGTTCTAGTGTTGCATTGTTTTGGTTACCTTCCATTAAATATAATTCGCTTGCTTTACGAACTGTATCTTTACTAAAATATATATAGTATTCGCCTTCTTCGTTAACTCTAAGTATAGGTTTATTAGGTATTAGTAACGCTCCAAGTAATATTCTTTTTTCATCATCTACTTGCGCTAATTTATATTCTACATCAGCGTTAAGTGTAATAAAATCTTCTTCAATAGCTGGTTTCTCTACAATAGATATAGCTTCAATACCTGAATACTCTTGTTCTTCGTCTAAAATAAGTTCTACTATCTTCATAATTATATAATATATTTATTGTTGTTTTTTTTATATTCCGCTTTCACTAATTATATTTCTATCTAATTGCTGTGCTGTAGTTACATCACTTGACACTACATATGCTTTAACTGGTTCACGGTTGTTTAATGCTTGTGAAATTTGGTTTATAGGTGATGCTCCAACTACATTAAATGCTGGTGGTAACGCTTGTTGTATTGTATTTTGTAATCCAGGAGCTGCTGCTGTATCACTTGTTCCTGGTATTTTAGTTGCTACTATTTTTTTAACAGTTGCTAAACCTGACGCTATTACACCTGCAGCTGCAATACCACCAAATATACCACCTTGACCTAATGCTTTAGTAGCACCTTCATATGTATTTATAATTGCTTGAGCAATACTAACAGCTTTACCTGCTACAGTGTTTTCTCCTAATAATTGCGATAGACCACCTAATGCATCTGCAACAATTTTTCTTTTTGCTTCTGCTACTAGTTTTTCATTTTTAACACTAGAATTATTATATCTTTTTTCTGCAGCATCTCTCTCTGCTAAAGCATTTTCATATTCAACAGTTCCTTCTCCAAATATAGCTTTAGTATTTTCTAATCTTTCATTAGCAATATTTAATTCTTGTTCAGCAAGTTGCCTTTCTAATTCTAATCTATCTAATATACCATCTTCTACAGCTAATTGACCTTCTAAATCTAATCTATTAATTTCATTTCGTCTATCTATTTCAGCATTTTGTAAATCTAGTTTTTCTCTTAATAACCCTGCTTCATTTGTTAATTGTTCTGATCTTTGACCACCAATTCTTTCTTCTACATCTAATACTGAGGCTTGCGCTCGTACTAATTCAGCTTGTAAATCTAAATTTGTTTCATTATTAATTAATGCTGCTTGAGCAGCTGCTAATTGAGCTTCTGCTAATACTTTTTCTTGTTCTAAACCTTCTTCAAGTATTTTTCCTAATTTTTCATTTGCCTGTATTCTTTCTTCAATACTTTTTGTAGTGTCATCTCTTATTTGTCTTTGTTCTTCAGCGGCTTTTAAATTTTGTATTCTTAATAATTCTTGTTGTGCAGATGCTAATTTTGCACTATTTGCTAAATCTATTTGAGCCGATGCTGCGTTTGCTGTTTCAGTTACATAATCCTTTACAGCTTTTGTTACATTTGGTAACACTTTTGCTACTTTATCTACAGTACCATCTACACCAGTTAATACATCTACAGCTTCTTTACCTGCACTTTTTATGTCATTTAAGGCACCTGCAAAATCACCACTAAATACTTTTTTAACTGCACTAGCTACAAAACCTAAAGTTTCTAAATAACTATTAAACCTTTCTGTTAAATTTTCTAATATTGCATTACCAAAATCTTTTATTGAACCTATTGGATCCTCAAATATTTGTTTAAAGAAATTAATTATAGGTTGAGAATTATTTAAAACTAAATCAACAAAATCGTTGAATACTGTTGTAATAAATGTAAAAGATTTAGAAAATAAATCAGCAACTCTTTGATTTTGTACTAATATTTGTTTAAATGTTGCAAATGCTTCTATAATTAAACTAATACCTAAAGTTTTTAAAGTAAGACCTATAAAACTTAATGCATCACCTACACCTACTACAGCAGATCTTACACCACTAAAACCATCACTTAATTTTTTAGTTGTGTCTTTTCCTGTTTTTTCTACACTATCTACACTTTCTTTTACAGCCGCAAAAGACTCTTTTATCTCTTGTAAGTTCTTTATTACTTCCTGTACCTGTACTTCTAATTCTACTACCCTTTTTTCTGCCATTTAAGCTCTTGTTTAAATTGGTTATACGCTTCTTTTACACTACTAGGTAGTTTATATTTACCTTTAGCTATTTGTACATTCTCGCTTTTGCTTTTAGAGTACTTCAATAATTCGATTATGCTATGTAACATATATATATAATAACTTTATTTTATTTTTTTAACAACTTGCATAATTAGATACTACACCGCTGCTACTTATTTGCGCTCTATAGTTATTTTCAAACTTATACCAGTTACCACCACCATTAAATTTATTATTAGCAGTACTTTCTCCTGCATCTCTAGAATCTGTATATAATACTGTATTATTGCCTAAAGTAGTTTCATCGTAATAAACTATTGTACTTGGTGTAGTACCACAAGCAGTTGTTGCATCGCTACTACCTGTGCTTGATATTTTAATACCAGATAAACCTGCTGTAGATGGGTTAACGCTGTCATAGTATAAATCACCATTATCATAATTCCAATAAACTCTTTCTATATAACCATTACTATCTAATTGCCAGAACTGTGTGTATTGAGATTGATAATCATACCATTGTTGAGTACTTGTATTATATCTTTGAATCTTTGCTGCAAAAAATGCTTGATCTGGATATAGTTGATATTTATAATCTTGTGGATATGTGTGTAAAGTTTTAAATGTTCCTAAACCATATGTAACAGGTGTTGTTAGGTTTTCATCTGTATAAACTCTACTTCCCCCTGTAACTGGTATAGTAGTCCATAATAGTTTAGTTGTGCTTAATGTAGAATTAAATGCTGTTGTTATATCATAAAAATTTGTACTAGGATATGCTGTTGTTATTCTTAATCTTTGTACATCTAAATTACAATTTTGTTGTGTTCCCAATACTCCGTTACCTCCGCTAATTTCATTGTATGTATTTGGGTTATATCTATACCACCCGTCAGGCGCTAAAGTTGTAGCCGCTGAATCAGTATATAATGTTATTCCTGCCGCCCAACTTGATGATGTAGAATAATATGTGCTTGTACTACTAACTACACAAGCATAATAAGCGCTTGTATTGTTATAATAAACTATATAAGGATATGTTTGCAGAGGCGTTGTTACTGTTTCATATGCTGTTGATATAGTTGTACCTGCACTATTAGTTGCTGATCCCCAATAATAATAAGTTGTATTACCAGTAAGACTTGTAAAGTTTAATGATTTAACTCCTGTAGATGTAGTAGATATATTATAAAAAGTATTTCCTGCTGCATTATAAGCTGAACTATTAGTTCCCATCCAAATACCTGCACTTGTTATACTAGCACCATTATCATTTGTTATGTTTATATTACCCGTAAAACTTGTAGATGTTACACTACTTTCTGTTTGTGTTTCTACTGATGGCGCAGATGGTGCTGTGGTTGTTACAACTGTTTCGTAAGTACTAGATACACCTTTTGTTGAGCTGTATTGATTTGTAGCTGTTCCCCAATAGTAATATGTAGTATTAGCTAATATACTTTCAGAACTTCCAAAGTCATATTGCTTAGTTCCTATGCTAGTTGGTGCTGGTGATATATCATAATGTGGGTTATTTGTAGCTGCTGCGCTGTTAACTCCCATATAGAACCCTGCTCCGTCAATAGTATCACCACCATCACTTGTAATTTCTAATCTAGCGGTAAAACCTGTATATGTTACATTTTGTTCTGTTAATGCGCTTACAGTTGGTGGCACAGGTGCTGATGGAGTTGTTAAACTTACAGTAGTACCTATTCCTTCTCCGTGTTCATTAATTGCGTATGCAGTTACATAATAAGTTGTGTTACCTGAAACGCTAGATGTTTTGTTGTATAAATAACTACCTGTAAATGTTCCTGAAACAACTACTTTAGGGGTATTGTTTGTATATGTAGGGCTAGTTCCTATATAAAAACCTTTTTCAGTCACCGTACCGTTAGCTACATCTAAACTACCATTAGCTGTAAATGATTGATATGTTACATTTGAAGCTGAACTAGTCGTCATTGTAGGTGCTTGTGTAGGACAAGGTTGATAATTTGATACATAACCATTAGTATCTATTGTTCCATAATTACTACCTGGAAATGAGTGAAAGTTTCCTGATCCTGTATAACTAGTTGTTAAAGCTGAATCTGTAAATAGTTGTGTTGTATTACCTAATATCCCTGTATAATAAACTGTTGTATCTAATGTATATCCACAAGCAGTACTTGGTGTTGTACTGTTAGATGCAGATATTGTTATACTAATTGAACCAACCCCTGATGATACTACAGCTTCGCTACCATTTAATAATTCTAAACTAGATTCACCTGTTTGTAAGTTAGTTGTTATACTATTTATTCTATAAGTAAAATCACCTATTTGCAGTTCATCTGCTAAAGTATATTGTTGCAAGAAACTTAAAGGTAGTTTTGCTTTTATTTTTGTTAACCTTTCATTAAATCTAAATACATTAGTTATATATGAATTATAATATTTTTGAAATAATGTATCTGTATATGCAGAGCTATTATTCCATTCATTAATTTCTACATTAAAATGTATTGATTCAGGATAACCTGCTCCTGTGTTAAGTATTGCAGGCGTATTGCTTGGAATCCAATATGAAGATATACCTGTAGTAGTGTTTGTACTTCCACTATCATAACCATTTATTTCTTCAATGAAATTTATTTGTGTTGGACTTTCTCCTGTGTTTGCAACTGTAGAATATATGGGGTAATATATAACAGGTTTTCCTAGATACGGTGCTTGTTTGTCATCCAATAAATGTCCTACCTGTAAACCCGTCGTTAGTTTCTCAAACTTCATATGCTGAAATGGTAGCATTATTTCATAAACAGTATTATTACTGTCTAGAGAACCATCATCATTATATGCTGCTGATCCCCAATCGGATTGAAACTGTTCTTTATGATTCTTAGCTAGTATGTTATTAGTGTCCTCATACTTAAAATCTATTTCTCTATATGGTAGAGCTTTGTCTACAGATCTTGTTGTGCTATCTGTATATTCTGTTACATCTCTTAATGTACCTGAAGTATAATAACTATCTAAAGTGTCTACATAAATCTTTCCATCTTCTTTATATGCTGTAAGATTAAACATTTTAAAAAGCCCAGTTAAAAAATCTATAATTTTTATATCAGGTATATTGTTTCTAATTGTAAATGCTTGACTAGGTATCGTAAAACCTGCATCTACATTACCTGTAGTTATGCTAGTTGTCTGATATGTTCCAAATAACCCTATAAGATCAAATTTAAAATCTTGTACAACTACACCTGCATTATCTGCTCTAAATATTAATTCATATCTACCGTTACCTATACTAAAACTTCTTTGTCCGTTAGCATTAAAATTAAAAGTTGTTACAATAGTGTTAGATGATTTATCTCTTAAATCTACATATGCGTAACCTGTTATTGAGGTAAAGTTTACTGTTATTGCAAATTGAAATTGTTGTGAACTAGTTAAATTACGTATTGTAAAAATTTTAGTATCTAAAAATAAATTATTAGGGTGGTTGTTATTTGCATTTGCATAACTTTTTAAAGATTGTTTATTTGGTGTGTATGATGATCCAAACCCTTCTAATATTTTACCTGCATTTCTTTGACATAACATATACAAATTATAAAAACCTGTGTTAGTTGTATTAAAAAAATCATTACTAAATATTATTTGTTTGTTTCCTGCTGTGTCTTTTATAGAATTTTCTATTGCTTTTACTATAACATATAACCGTATGCTATAAACTAAGTCTTTCCAATAGTAACCAGAATACTGTGCGCTATTGTTTGCTGCTAAATTACCTCCTGATATATTTATCTCTTGTTTAGCGAAATCCCAATAAGACGGTGTTGTGTTTACATTGTCATAAAAACCCCTCATTGAATTACCTATTAAAGAAACTAATGTAGGTGTTGTATATGTTTCTCCATCTGATCCTACAATATTACCTGTTCCTGTACTAGATGTTAAACCACTTTTTACATTAGCAGCTGTAAATGTTAAATCGAATTCATCTAAAAAATCTAAGTCTTGTAATTTACGATCACCTAATATTTCTTTTAAATCTAATTCACCAAAGAATGTAATTCTATATGTATCTGGTCTACCGTTTTTTAAATCTACACCTTCTAATCTTAATTTACCTTTTTGATATGGTAAACTATTTAATTCTATTTTTGCTATACTTTTCTTTCTAGCATCATACGAAAAATCTTGTGACTGTATAAAGTTTTGATAATGTTTAAAGAATTTATTATTTGTTTTACTAGCAGGTAAACTAAATGTTTTACTAAAGTTTGTAAATATCTTTCCAGGATCTTTTACGTCTTGTATCGTTTGTGTTAAAGATATTGTTTCATCTTTAAATAAATCTAACCTAGTGTAATTATCATCACCAAATTGCTTAACATATAATTCAATATTATTCATTATCTAATATTACTTATCATATCAAAGGCATACTCTGCAGTAATTGTATATTGTACTACTTTATCGTTTACACCTGTTTTAAATGTTTGTTGTGTATCGGTTATATTGATTGGTACTGTTTGTTCTGATCCGCCTTCTACTTTTCTTATCCATACTTGCTCACTAACTAATAATTGTTTAATAGCTTCGTTTACATTGTCATAACTCATAGGTGGCGTATTTAGTATAAGTTTTTCATTTGCTAAAGTATTAAACTGTCTTATAGAATGTTTTTGTTTATTATATTCAAAACTACTATTCCCTATGTTTCTTTTAAATGTAGTTTTATTTACATTAATGTTTTCTGTTGTTTTACCATTAAAATAAAAATCTTGTAAAGCACCATACTTATTTACAAATGTAACCTTATATGCTGTGTGTTTATTACAAACTCTATTTATTGTAAAGGTAGTTGATAATGTAGTTTTACTTATTGCTGAAGTACTAAACGTATCATATACTATTGCTGAAGTATTATAATCAAAATAAGGTATTACTCCTGCAGTATTATCAGGATAATATAACTGTGTGTTGTCTTGTAATATTTCGTCTTGTGTTACTGCTATTGTTTTAGCACTATTAGGTGGTGTATTTCCTGTACCTAAACCTTCCATAAATTCATAGTAACCATCTAAACCTTTGTGAGAAATACTAACTGGTGTTCCTACAGTACTAGGTGTGCTACCTGTATTTATATCATCGACTGTTTCACTTTTAAATGTAAGTGTACCTGTTATTGAAATAGTCTGACTAGTGTAAGAATTGTTAAATGTTACATCTATATAATCTCTACATAGATCTGCTATCTCAAAAGCTACAGTTCCTGTTTCTTGACCACTTGTACCTGAAAGCACAGTATCTTTACTCATTTCAGATATTTGTGTACCATCTACCGATAATACAAGTGTAGCACTTTTAGCTACATCAGGATTAACATATGGTTGACTATGTGTTTCGTAATACGGACTTCTTAATAATATATTTGCCATTATATTCCTTTTTTAATTAAATCTGATTCTATCATACTATCTATCATTAATATTATCATATCGTCTGCAAATATGTTTTGTAAATCATTTGGTAATTTTTTATACTCATTTACGAAGGGTATTGTATAAAAGTTGTTTGCTCTAATACCTTTTTCAAATATTGATTTTGCAATTACATATCCAATAGAATTATAATCTCCTTTTTTAAACTTACCCTGTGCATCTCTAAATCTTATATTCTTTGCTTTTGCCCATTTGCCTATTGCTTTAAAAGGCGGAAATTTAGTTGAATATTTAAATGGTGTATTCTTATTTACTCTATAATTACTTTTAGTACCCTTTACACCTTGATCTATAAAATCACCATAATCTTCCATTAACAAACCATAAGCTAATGTTCTTTCATTTTGTATTAACTTTTCATATTTTATACTATTGTAAAGTCTTTTAGTATTGTTTATAGGTCGCTTCTTTCTTTGCAGTTTTGTACCTTTACTAAGGTTCTGTCTAGCTTGTTTCTTAACAGCTAAAAAAAATTCTTCTAACCTTTCATTAAACTTATCTGAAAATACTAACATATGTATTGATCGTTTTTAACCTCTATATTAATATCCGCACTCCACCCTGCTAAGTTATTTTCAAACCTATCTACAAACGGTTCACAAGTAGGATCGTTAGTTAATCTATAACCTGATGTGTGTAAATCTCCAAACCGTAATTTTTGTATTAATAAATTTAGCACTCCTAGTTGTGTGTTAAGTATATCTTGTTCATCTGTGTTCTTTCTAAACTTATCTGTTTCTTCAGATTTACTTACATCTTTAATATCCATTACAAGTACTGTAATATTATATACAAGTGTTTGTTGTGTTGACACTACATTGTTTACTATAAAATGTGCTAGAGGAAATATAGTTTGTTTACCTAAGTCTACATCAGATACATCACCTATTGTAACTGTCTTAGTAATATTGTTGTTTAGTAATGAGCTTTCTAATGCTTCGCTTATTAAATAATATGATCTTATCGCTGTGTTACTTTCTGGCATTTGCTTTTAATTCTGCTTGTTCTACTTCGTTTTTCTCTTTAATATATAATAATACATTTAATGACTTTAATAATTTTTCTTGAGTGATATTTTCGAATTCAGTAATACGTCCTTGAGCGAGTTCGTAAATTGCTGAATACCACCCCCATCGCTTAGAAAACTGTGCTGACCTTCCGTAAGGTTGCTCAACTGTTCCTCCGTCAAATAATCCATCATATTGCTTGATAACTCGATCCCTAAATTGTAAAAAAAAACCACCGCACTAAAACATATATCTAAAGGCATATCTTTCATTACTTCGGTTTCCTTACCATCGTATTCTTCTATATTGTATTTATCTCTATGTGCAGCAGCAATTGGTCTATATAATACGCTCATTGCTTTATGCATATTATCCCAGTCTTGCATATAGTTTTCTATGTCTACATATTCACCTAATGATATATCTTCTAATACAGGTATAAACCCATATGCTACATTATCCATTTCGAAGCGATTTATTAGTTCAGGTTTTATTTCTAGTAAGTCGTTTAGTATTTTGATTATTTCGTTCATATCTGTAATCTTAATTTTAAAAGTATCTTTAAGATCTATGCCACAAAATATCTCTATCATCTTTTGTGCTACAAACGTACCATCACCGTTATCTTTTTGTATTTTAATAAACTTCTGATATTGACCTAATGTTATCTCGTTTAGATCTGTCGGCACATTTATTTGGAGCTTCATAAATATATAATAACAAATTTAACTTTTTTTCACAAAAAAAGGGAGCCATCTTCTAACTCCCTATATAAACCAATTAATATGAAAAATATTCTGAAAAAAGAATTATGAAGATGTAAGTTCTTCTTTTATTATATTAAAATTAATATTGTCTTTATTTAATTCGTAATTAATATGCTTATCTGGATTACTAAATGCATCTTGTATAAATAGATCTTCTAGCTGTGATATATCTAATGGTTTTAAGAATTCTATATCGTATTGCCCAAACACTAAGTTTAAAGCTAACATTGTTTCTCTATAGGATTTGTTCTGCATTATTTACCGTATTTTTCTTTCATTCTCATCTCCCATAAAGCATATTGATCTACACCAAAATGATATAATGCTAACACAGTAGCAAATACTCCTATAACTGCAAATATGTTTATTATTATTTCCATTATAGATTAGTAATTATATTATCTAATACTACAAGTAATATAGCAGCAAACCATATAACTAATACGTATGATATGTTTAATAATTTTTGTTTCATACCTCTAAGTTAATAACTATATTTTAATTATCAAAATTATTTAATAACTTTTTTTTATTTATATTTGAATTATGAAAATAACTAAAACAAAATTGACTACGAATGCAGCTAGAGATTCATTCTTACTCTTATGGTTTGTAGACAATAGATTAAAGTCTAAAGTATTTACTAGCGAACAAGAAGCTCTAGATTATCAAGACTTGTTATTAAGTACTAACGAATAGCATACTTACCATAGTTAGGTTTGCTCATTAAACTATAGGTTGCATATCTGGTTGCATCAGGTAAGTGATCAGCACCATCATTAGGTATGTTTGTTAACCTATTAGCTTTATCTTTCTTCCACCTATAATCTCTAAACTCTTTTATAGCATTTACAGATGTTTCTGTTATATGTAGTTTGTATCGCTTTAATAGATCTATACCAGCCATAATACTATTCTGTCCTTTAACACTTGGTCTTATATTGTTTCCCATTCTTTTAAGCTCGTCTATGAGTCGTACTTCTGCTGAATCACCAAAGCATAGCTTATTGTCTTTATTATGCTCTAGAAAGAATCTATGTATGTCTGCTGTAGTCATCATAGTTCTATAAAGTAATTCATTAATATATAAGTTGTGATCTTTCTGATATACCTCTACTGCACAAGTAGGATCATTTGTATAACCAAAGTCCATACCTATAGATAAGAACTTAGCATCCTCTGGTATTTTATTTATTGTACTAAAGCTAAATATCTGTGTTCTTGATAGCGCTCTTTCACCTAAACCAAATACTTGCCAATATTCATCATCTGTTTCTTTAAGTCTTTCTAGTTCGTGTATTATGTTTTTATCTATAAATGGATTGTCTTTATATGTAGTCTTATAAAACACAGCATCATCTCTAGTTTCTACTTTATCATATATCCAATGGTTAGCCTCACTAGGATTATAGTCGATTAAAATTTGCCCTTCTGTACGAAAAATTAATTGTTGCCAACTATCCCAATCTATTTCATTACACTCATTTACGAATAATAAGTTTCTTTTTCTACCACGTATCTTAGCAGGTTGATCTAATGATATAAACTCTACTGTATTGTTGTTTAAATAGTATTCGCTATTACTCTTATTATGGTCTTTCTCACTATATAATTCATAGTTCTTTAGTATATCTAAAAAGTCACGCATAACTGTACCACGTAAACTAGGAAATGTTTTACGACAGATAGTTATTATAGTGTTAGAGTTATTAGCGCAATAGTCAAATACAATCCATATTAGTAAGTTAAATGTCTTACCACTTCTACTACCACCTTGTTCTATTAAGATTTTTTTATCTGACCTACTAAATTTATAGGCGTGATTATAAATACAATTAGTCTGTACTTTCTGAGTCATTGTCTAATACGATAACTTCATAAGTCGGCTGCTCTTGAACTAACGTTACGTTTTGTGTTTCTGTAGGTTTACCTAATCTATAATTAAACCATAATTGTAATGACTTAGTGCATCCTTTTTTTATTCCGTCTATTAAAGTTTTAACTGCTAAACCATCATACATTGATAGCTCCTCAATTAATTGTAATTCTTGTGACTTTGTTTTTCGTCCTGATCCTATACGTTTACCTCCCCAACTCATAATTAATTTCTTTTACCTTGACCTCTATATTTCTTTTTAAATCCTGTTTGATTACGACTTGCATTCTTAGAATGTACACCAGGTCTTTTCTTTTTAGGTTTAAATATATAGTTACTTATTACTTTTCTTGCCACTTGAAAAAACTTGATTAATCAAATATATAATACTTTTTTCGTACTTTTTTTAATATGTCCATTCACTTTCATCTAAAAACACTTTATCTTTTACCATAGTATCTATTTGTGCTGCCATCTTCATTAGTGTATCTGCAGGTAAGTATTTTAGTTTAGATTTTATATATGCAGTTGTGTTTGCTCTGTTTTTAAAATCTGGTTTAGCAAATAGGTTATCGAACCATTCTTTCATTCTTGCATTGTTATGTTCATACACTTCAAACATTCTTATACTGTGTGTTAGTGTTGCATTATCCATATTAAAACCTAATTGGTTGAATATCTTTATTATATCTTTATTACGTAGTTTGTAATAGTGTCTTAGTATATGTACAAAAAATGATCTTGCTTCTACATATTCTTGGTCTCTTTTCTTTTGTAAAAAGTTTATACCTGTTACGTCTTTAACTTCTTTTGCTATTCTGTATGTTTCTCTCATAGTTTACTAAATTATTAATATTTGTTTATATATCAAAGGTTTATCTCTATATAATAGTCGTCTAGTTCTGGTTCGTCTTGCTCAAAGTGTTGTGCATAAACATTAAGTGCATACGCTACTTTATCCCTACCACTCTGTATAAACTCTTTGCTTACAGCTTTACTTATACCTATATCTCTAGATCCTTTATCTATTACTACAAACCTAAAGTTAGGTGTATTAAATATCTCTGTATATAGATATGCTTGTACGTCATAGTGAAAGTTATACGCACTATGCTCAAAACCTTTTATGTTACTTGTTGTTTTAAGATCACACACATAGTCTTTAGCTAACACATCTGCTTTAGCACGAAATGGTTGACCTTGTACCAATGCTACACCAGGATACTCTGTCTTACATCCTTTTATCATTTGCATAGCAGGTTCGTTACGATAAAATGCTTCTGCTAATCTCTCTGCATCATTCTTTTCTTTCATAGTAAATACTTCACCGTGTTCTTCTTTAGCCATTTTAAATTTCTTTGTGTTCTTGCTTTGTACATCTATGTATATCTGTGATTCAAATACATCATTCTCTAATATTGCAGTATGCGTTAACCACCCATCTCTTAACGCTTGACTTTTAGGTGATCCATACTTCATTACATTATAGTATGTTTTAGGTGATTCTAATAATAGTTTTATACTTGAGCTGCTAAACGCCCATTTATTCATAAAGCCATAATAAAAGTCATCATCTAGCATTTTAGATAACAGTTCTGTTTTATCGTAGTATTTTCCGTCTAATAGTTTTATTTGATTTTCTAACATATCTAGTATTATTAAGTCCAATTTATTTAAATATTTTTTCTATACAAAATGTAATGTAAAGATGAATCGTTAGGAATATTATACTTTTTTAATAGTTGTGAATATGTCATTCCATTTTTTCTATCCTCTCTGATTTTTAATATTGTTTCTGTAGGATATTTTCTATTTTTACTCGATGCATAAGTTGCTCTTTTTACTCTATCTTGTTTAGGACAATCCATTATATTTTGACTTTGTGTGCCTATTGCAATATTATCAAAAGAATCATCATCTCTTTTACCATTTAAATGTCTAACAACAATACCTTTATGATACATATCATTTTTATATTTTTGATATGCTTGTAATCTTGATATTTTAAATGCAGCATATTTAGTATAATCTTCTTCTTTTCTTAGCTTATAATATTTGTAGCCATTTTTATAATATCCTTTTAAAGTTTTACCATCAGGATTTAAAAGCACACCTTCTCTGTTTACTCTATAGTCTTTGTTGTGTGCGTATATTTCGTTTTTGTTGAATGTGTTTGTCATAATTTAAATAAAAATTCTTGTAATGCTGCTAGTATTCTCCACGCTGCTTTAGCTAGATGTAACATACCATCGTCATCATAAGGGTTAATACTATGATCTATTATATGCCTTATTGCTGCATCTAAATGATCTTTGCTTTTACTTTTATCCCAATGTAACGGTTTATCAGGATGGTGTTGTTTGTTTCCTATCCAACTTACTTTACTTATTTCTAGTAATGCTAATGGGAAATACTTTAATACTCCAGTATAAACTGGCATCTGTTTTCTTTCTTCGTGTTTATTAGTATTCTTCATATGTCATTCTATATGTTAAATAAATATATATGTCGTTATCTACTAATTTATATCTTTTACCTTCCATCTCAAACCTAAATATAAATGTAAACAACTCTACTTCTATTTCACTTCCTACTTCTGGTACACTATCGAAATCTAACCATAAAGAGTTTACTGTGTCTAGTAGTTTGTTTTCTACATCTTCAGATGGTTCTTGTCCTACTATGTCAGTCAAGATGTGTATCTTCATATTTCTTTAATTGTTGTTTAGCTTCGTTTCTTTCGTTTACCGCACCGTCTCTTTGAAATTTATATTGCATTACCGCTTTCAATGCTAGATCTCTATCACGTTTTAATTCTATTATATGCCATTGTATATCTAGAAATGCTTCTATTACTTTTTTTAACTCTTTGTTGTCTTGTGCTTTTTTATTCCATTTATCTAATAAAGCTAATATTGTTGAAATATTATTATCGCACTCAAATTCTTTAATTGCGTCTAGCTTTTTATAAGCATCTATCAAATCCTGATTCATTGTTTATATAACTTGCTTGTGATTCTTCTAATAAATATACTTCTTTTTCTTTTTTCTTTTTAGTCCATAGTGTTGTGTCTGGACAATTTAGTTTCTCTAACTCTGGTAAATCTAATTTGTTTAACCAAAATATATACATACCTTTCGGATCAAACACTAGATATAACTTATGTATTTTTTGTGGTAATTGTAACAATCTTTCATACTTACCTTTCTCTAATAATTTTGTTTCATAATATTTATGTCTAAATTTCATTTCTATTACGCATTCATTTTTCTTTGGTGTTAAACCTTTTGCATCAAAATATTCATAATCTTCACCACACCAAGTGAGGTTCCAACCATCTATATTTAATATATCAACTACAGTTTGTTCCCATTTATGTACTTCTTTTATACCCATTTTTATAAATAACATTTAGCTCGTCTACAAACTCTTGTATTCTACCTATTATATGTTCACCCCTACAAGTGCATAAACTTTCGTAAGGATGATTAAAATACTTTGCGTGTAGACTTTCGATTAATTTAAGTTCGTTTTTTGCTATTGTGTTATTTTTAACTCCTTTAAATTTAGTCCATTGATCGTAATCAATTTGTATCATTTGTACATTATCTGTCATCTTTTAATTTGTATTTTATTCCAATCGTCTTTTCTTTTATCACAGCCGCAATCTTTATAGCCAAATAGTTTTGCTACCCAAGTTGCAATTCTTTTACCATAACCAAATGTTATTATGTTAATTATTTTTTCTGCTAGATCCCCTAGTCCAATCGAATTTCTCATATTGTTTTTTTACAAAATCTTTTACTTTTAAATATGTGTTTCTTAAAGATACATAACTTATATTAGTTTCTCTTTGTAGCTCTGATATTTTCTTACCGCCTGATAGTAACTCAAATATTGTAATATCATACCAGGTAAGTTTCTCTCTATAATCATTTGTAAATTCTTCTAGCTTATTAAATAACATATCTTCATCTATTGTACTTTTTTTACCATACTTCGCTAGAGCTGAACTTAAATCAAAATTCTCACTATCAGATGTAATAATTAAATCTTTACGTTTATTGTTGTGTTGTTTTAATCTAAGGCAAGAATGAAATATAATTTTATAGCAGTAGAAATAATTTATATCATCATCTCCATATCTAAGATCTTTACCCTTCTTTGTTAAGTCATCTATCTTTAAGTATAGCTCTGAAACAATATCTTTGCAGTCGTCATCACCGCAGTTAAAAGATTTACATATCCTTAACCAATCTTTATGTTTCTTATATGCTATTTCAAGAATCACGCTTTTCTATTAAATGTAATAAATTTTTATTATTTATACTAAACCCTACATTATTAGCTAGTGATCTAAACTCTATTGGATTTTCCATAGGTGTAGGTCTACCACCACTATCTATTTCTTTTATTTTAATTACAGCTAAATACGTATCAGTCCAATACTCTGGATGATTTGTGTACCTGTGAAGTATTAAAAAATTATCACTTTTATTTAAAAATTTACCTCCACCTTCAGCTGATCCTGCACTAGGTGGCTGTATATATCCTTCAAACTTATGTCCGTTAGGGTGTTTATGTCTTAGTGATTCTGTTACTGCGTGTGTAATTAAATATATAGAACATTTGTTTCGTCTAGTAAATAAACGATAATCTCCCATAACTGCGTAGTCGTATTCGTGACCACCATATGTTTTCATTAACTCTTTATCTCTTATAAGTGAATTGTATGGATCTATTAATAAAGCGTGGTAATTAAATGTTTTTTTAATTTTTTCTGCTTGTCTTAATAATTCGCTAGATGTAAATGTTTCATCTATATCTATATATCTAAAGTGTTCGTGTATCCATTTAATTTTTTCTTTCCATACCTTATCTGGTATTTTATTAAATGGTAACCCTATTAAAAATTCACATAACTTTTTACTTATACTGCTTGGTTCATTCTCTGCAGAATATATTAAGTATTTTAAATTATACTTAACAGCATATAACAAAAGTAAATAAAGTAGTGTAGTGGTTTTACCTGTTGATGCGTGTCCAAGTACTACATTAAAGTTACTAAACTTAAATCTCCAGTACTCGTCTATCTCTGGTATTCCAAGTCGTAGACCTTCCTTTATCTTACCATTACGTATGTCATTCAGTCTACTTACTTGGGATTGTAAAGAAACCGTATTAGAATGGGAGTCCGTCATCGTCATTGTTGTTTCGATCAGGACTGTGTTCCTTGCTTGTTATTTCTTTGTAATTGTTACTTTCTAGTTTGCTATAAGGTTTACCAGCTTTACTTAGCATTGTAATAAATTTAAGGTAACCTTCATTCTCCTTTATATGTTTTTGTACATCAGGATCTTTTAATTGCTCTAAAAACTTTTCTACATTTAAACTGTTCTTAGATACTATAAAACTTTTTTCATTTGTGTAAGTGTAAAGTCCATTTACAAATACAGTATCAGTTTTTTGCGACATTGTTTTGTGGTTTAGTTGTTAGTAAATTATAATATGCTATTGTTACTTGTCCTATTGAACTTAGTAATTCGCTTTGTGCTTGCGATCTTTTTTCTGTGTCTTGAAACTTTAATGTTTTTTGCCAAGCATCACTAGTTACAGTTTCGAACCCTAGCTTAGACGCAACAGATAATGCTATACTTTGTTGCTGTGTTAGAGATGTATTTGTTGTTGTACTAGTAGTTGTTGTAGCTTGATTGTTTTCTACTTTTTTCATTTGTTTACCGTTTTGAATTATTTTTTTATTTACCATTCTTTCGTTCAAAAGGTACGTAACATTATCACCTTTTGCAAATGGGTACGGTTTGTTAGATGGATAATTGAATACTGGTATATCACCATTTTTAAGTGATACTTTATATTCTTTCATTTCTGTTCCATCTTTACCAGACCAAGTTTTACCTTCTTCGATCCAGTCTATAGTTGATTGTCTGTTTTGATTTTGTGCTAAGCTCATTGTGTGTTTATTAAATTAAATTTATCTGCGTAAGCTAATAATTCTTCTAGCTCTTTTGTTTTTTGTTTTTCCTTAGATAACTCTTTTTGTAGAGATTCTATTCGTAGTCTTTGCCATTTTAATTGGTCATTCACAAAGCCATCAGCTTGTGTTTTTATTATACTTAAATCGTTTTGTGTGTACATTTTTATAATTGTTTCCTCAAAGTTATCAAATTTTTTTTATAAAACAAATGTTTTTCTTCTAATTCGTAATTTTCTATTTTAATTGTTTGTTTAGATAATAGCATTAACTTATCTGCAGTACCCTTACCGTGTAACTCATCTATACGTTTACCATATGTATATTGATTACCTGCAAGCCAATTATTACAATACGCACATTGCGGATAAACATTACGTTCATCATACCTAGTTACTAAAAATCTTCGTGATACAAAATGACCAGCGTGTATCTGACCACTATTCCAAATATGTTTCTTACCACAAGTTATACAAGTACAATACCCATTTTTATCAGCGTGTTTTCTACGTATGTATTCGCTAAACAACCTATCAATTTTTTTAATTAATTTTTGTCGCATTTTGTAAATATAAAAATTTTATTATATTATGTACAGTACTATATTGTATAAGTTAATTATGTATAAGATAATAATGTATGTACTATATAGTACTAGAGCTTCTGTATTTTTTCGAAAGATCTACCACCAAAGTATGCTCCTATTATAAGTAATAAGATTTGATTAATAGCACCTAGTTCATATTTTAAAAAGAAACCTGCAGTATATACTATTGCAAAGAATACTAGGGTTAATGGTCTTACGTTTTTACTAAGCCACGAATCTGATAAAGCATCAGCTTCCCATCTACGAGTAACCGATTCCATCTCTTTAAGGTCAATTTCAAGCAATTTAAGACCATATTCTTTATCTTCTGGACTTATACCCTTATCTTCTACTAAAAGACGTTTGACGAGTCCGAGAACGCCTTTATCAGGTATTGTCTCCGCTAGACTCTGAAACACCCCCGACTTCCCTAGTAGGAACTGACCTAGTTTCGTCTCTTTGAACTTTTTTCTTTCTTTGCTCATACTTTACTTTTTTAGGTTTTTCTACTTTAGGTTCTTTAAACTCTATTAAACCTAAATTAGTATTGCGATATACTAAACCTCTATTTAAACCTTCTACATAACTACAATGTACCCAACTAGGACTATCGTCATTATACTCCCATATTAATACATCAAACTTTAAATTGTCTTTTATGTAATAAAATATATCTCTGTTAGATACATCAGTACCATCGTTGTCTATATCTATAGCTTGTCCAGTAATGTGTTTGCTGAATTTTGATCCGTTAACCATACGATTCAAATTTTCACACCTATACATACTACTTACGTAAATAGGTTTATTAAAGTGATCTCTAACGGGTTGAAATATTTTATCTGCTGTTAGCTTTAAGTTGTCTAGTATTACTCCGTGTGCTGTGTTTTCTATACGTCTACGTTTAGCTGTTTCAGATCTTATCGCTTCAGCGTATGTTAAATTTTTACTTAATTTCATTTTAATAATATTTATTCATAAACCACTTTAAGAATACTGTTGCCCAAAACATAGTTAATAATAACCATACTGTTGAGTAAATAATATAAGGTACTTGTAGCCAAAATGCATCTTTAATACCTTCCCAAATTTTATTTAAAAAGTTTTTCATAATATTTATTTTTAATAAAGTTAATTATTTTTTATTTAATAACTGATGGATCTTTATCAACGTATAAATTGTAGTAACTACTATTAACAATCCTTGTAGTACAGAATTGATTTCTGATATTGTCATTATTAATGTAACTATTCCTAATATTGTTGGTTCAAATCCATTCATTTTAATTTATTTTGAATGCCATATAGATATAATTTCCTCCTGATGCGTTTATATAGCCGCTTGCTTCTGTAATTTGAAAACCTGTTGATGTTGTGTTTAATGGTGTTTCATTTGTAACTTCTGCGGCATTTGTATTGGCAGCTAAAAGATAATCAGAATTACCTCTTACGCTATCCATAATATTCCAATTTGTTCCTGCTACATCAGTTCTTTTAATCATAATCCAATCTGGCTGGAATCCAGTTGTTACAATTGGCCCTGTTGCTGAACCATTCCCAGTATAACTTCCAAACTTGCTATATCCAGCTACTGAATGGAAACAGTAGGCAATATAATCAGCACCGCTAACATTTGTACTTTCACTTGTACCTGTGTTTTGATATATTACTGTAGCAGACGGTCTTGCATAATAAGGGTGGTTTGCAGCTGTCGCACTATTTTGTTCTGAACTATCTAAATTTAAATATAACCAGTTAGGGTATGTAGTATGGCTTAAACCTAAATCTTTATGATACACACTCCAGTTATTTGTACTATCTAATCTTTTTGAAATAATCATTTCAGGAACAGCACTTAATCCGTGAGGAATTTGTGTTTGTGCGCCAGTACCTTCCCATTTAACAATACTAAATCCTGCATTAGCATTTGCACTAACTAATGCTTCAATACCCTCATTGTATAAATCACTTATTTCAGAAGATGTTAACTCTGCATTAAACAATCTCATTTGGTCAACTTCAGCTTCGTAATAAGCAGTTGTTACAACTCTATTAAGACCTGTTGCATATTGTACATCAGTTGCATAAGTTAAATCACCAAACCATTTAGTTTCATCCATTGTACCAGTTTGCCACGTTTGAGTTCTTGTTTGACTTACACCATTAACCCATAATTCTATGCCATTAGTTGCACTTAATTGCCATACAAAATGATTCCAATTTGTATTGTTAGTTGAACCAAAATTTGCTTGATATTCATTAGCATTACTTGGTGCATCACCTAAATAAACCCTACCCCATTTGTTCGCACCACCAACATAAAGAACAACAACATCGCTTTGGTCAGTTGTTGAAGATGCACTTAAAAGGGCAAATTCTGCAGTTGTAGAAGCTAATTTTACCCAAGCACTAACTGCTAAAATAGTATTAGAATCGTCAAAAGGTGCAGCTTGTGGGTATAATATTTTACTACTTGTTCCGTTAAAATCTGCTGCTTTACCAAACCTACCTGCGACATAAGATAAATTAGAAGCAGTTCCATTGTTGTCTCCATAATCATCATTAGCATTGTCCTCAAATTTATATTTAGATATTAAAGTTGATAATTCTGTATTAGGTAAGATTGTCGGTTCGTTATCATCAGCTTTCCACGCCCAAGCAAC